CAACATTTTGACCTCAAAATACCTAGAAGATAGACAGACTGTTCTCGCCCGCGTCGTCATATAAGCGCATATATAAAAAAAAGGTCATTGCGGGCAGGGTAAAATTACACATTGCGGGTACATATGTGAAGGGGCAGTGTGACTTGATGAAGGAGGCTTCCTATGCCTTATGTCAAAGTGTTGCTGACTATTGACAGAGGGAGGGGGTGCATGGTTTAATCACGCGTGCGTTTCATTTATCTCTAGGTCATGGTCCGCACCTAGTGTGCCAATCACATAAGAGGCACACACTTCTACAATTCGTCCCCGATTCGTGGGATCTTTAAGGAGTCAAAGGAAATGCGCGGTCACCACGCCGAGCCGCTCCCTTCGACAATGATCACCAACCCCTAGGGGTTCCCGAAAGCTGACCGATATGGTAGGCTTTCAACCAAGCGGAAGCTAAGGCTGACGCAGAACCTGGACAATCGAACGAGAACCAAGCGGGAGGCGTCGTGCCCTTCCCGATCGCAACCCGTGTCCGATACGTGTGCGCTGTGTTCCTGCTATGTGTGAAGGCTTGTTACCTTCTGTGAATCAAGGCAGGTATAGTGTGCATGTGTCTACGCAGCTAAGTCAGCTGTTCGGCGGCGGTATCCGATCTGGTTCCAACACTTTGTATCTCTCTTAGGTGTGCTGTACATACAGACACCCAGGGAAAGCCTTCCTATGCCGCGTATCTGTCTATCAAGCAGGTACGCAAACATTCAAACACCAGTGCTCGCAAGGGTTCTGTTCTCTTCCGCGTGTTCATTGGACACGGTCTGGACACAATGGCTCACCCTGTGGCCTAAATAACATCAAATCTTGCACTTTATGTGCATAATGTACACAATGCTTTGCTTTTATTTGAGTAAAGTTTCCTGATTTTCTATTCCTTCGGGACCATGTAACTCTTACGCGGTCTCGATTGGATTAGTTAATTGTAATTAACTTGATCATTTATGATCATGATGTTTCTCTCCTTTTGTCTCATATTTAGTAAGACAAACTGAGGGGTTCTCCCTCACACATTCACATCAAATTACAGGTGATTTTCATGACTGATTTTGACTGCCACGCAGCCACTGAACTAGAACTTCATGCTCGCAATTTCTCCGGTGAACATGCAAATACCGTGGGTAAATGCCTCTCTAAATTCCACAAACGCGGCGAGTTTAGCTATGAGATTGCGGTTAAATATATCGAACGCAATCTAGTTTTACCTGCTGCAAAGGATTATCTCCTTACATGTTGCAGTATGACGCAGGGACTACGAAATACGTTCCCCAAATCTATGCGCTTGTTTGTAGCTGAACAACTAGCTACTAACTACAGAGCAGAATTCGAACTCGGCAACTACTGGAACTAATCATGAACATTTCACTCAACTACGATCAAGTTCTGACTGTTACTTTGCCTGACGGGCAAACTGTCACGATCGACGCAAGAACACGGGCAGAAACTGACATTTTTGTCAGTGATCCTGATGGTGATTGTTATAAATCACTCAGCTTTACTGAGTGGTCTAATGATGATCTAGAACCCTCTTTATCTGCTGCCGAACGTAACCCTAACCTCTACTGATTATGGAACAATTCACTTCATCACAAGCTGCTCAGGTTTACGACCTGCTAGAACCTGAAATTGAGCTGTTTTTAGATAAGACGAAGCGAGATTGGGTGGATTTAGTAGACGATCCCACTGCCTGGACTGAACAAGAGGTTAAAGAGAATTCAGTCAAATTGTTTATGTCTGCTGTTCGCACTTCACTCGGTATTTAATCATGACATACGAATACGCTACAGCTTCAGACTTTGCTAAATGGAGGCATCACGCTGAACTATGTGACAATTACTCGCTGAGATTCATCATCGAAGATTGTCGCGAAACTGCGAAGAATATGCGTGAGTTTAATGTTGTTCGCGAAGGTTATTACGAAGATCAAGCATTTACTTATGCCGATGAACTTGCACGTCGTTTAAGGAAACAGTCATGAAACTTTCTATCTTTGATCTGCCTCGTGGTTCTTCAAATTATGTAGAACTACCTTCTAAACGTTGTATCAATGTACATGTCTCTCGTGTTAGTAATGACACGATGGTGCATGTACAGGCTAACAGTGAACAATGGCCACAAGAATATAGTGATACCTTAGTTCACTGTAGAGATGGCGTTTCTGTGCTTCATTCTGTAACTAAAAATCTAACTGCAGACGACATTAACTACTTACAAACTCATTTCGCTAACTAATGGCTAACAACATCCGACCCGCTCACATTCGTAGAGCAATGCTCGATCATGACGTGCGAAAACTACTGACAGAAACTAATCCAAAGGTTCTTAAGAACGACAAAGTCTTAGATATACCCACAGCAGTGCTACATCTCCTTCCTAAGTATCGCGGGACATGTCCATTCGCTGCTAGTTGTGCAAAACTCTGCTTACATAGCGCAGGTAATCCTGCTTACATGCGTGGAAAGGAGACAGCACGAAAGAATCGTACTGACATGTTTGTCACTAACCGCGATGAATTCATGGAGCTATTACTCATCGAGTTAGTTCAGTTTGCTAGTAAGCACCATCTTTCAGCACAACTAGGCGCACGACTTAACGGAACAAGCGATATCCGGTGGGAGAGAGAATCAATCAACGTCACACCTGACACTTCAGAGTATCTCTCAGCCCGATATGGTTTATGTATCTTACCAGGCAGATATAGAAACATTATGTACTGCTTGAGCACCAACAAAGATATATCATTCCAGTTCTACGATTACACCAAACGCCCAGATCGTCTGTGGGATGTATGCAAAGCAGATAATTATCACCTGACAATGAGTGAGGGTTCGTCTGCTGATACGTTCAGAGTTGCACTCGATCAAGGTCTTAATTTAGCTGCTGCATTTAACATCAAGCGCAGTGAATCACTGCCTAAGACTGTCAATCTCCACGGTCTTAAGTTCAATGTTCTAGATGGTGATGTGACAGACTTCCGACCACAAGATGAGTCTCAAGGTACTCACATCGTTGGCTTAAGACTTAAGCGAGTTCCCGGAATGACCGCAAATCAAATCAAGGAGTTTTGCATCTCATGAAACACAATCAAGCAGGGCAACATGTAGTCGATCGAGAGTTCATGAGGCGCTTAATTCGTTCCTATGAGCAAGATTTAGTGAAGCTTAAAAGCGAAAGCGCCGAATATCCTGGAGGAGATTGGGTCGATGACGATCTAAAACGATTAACAAAATTAAGAGATGCATCTTTCTCAAAATTCACACAAACAATTCATTTCTGATGACTAAATCTACAATTGCATGCACAGAAAGACCTAAATTCGGTGACGTTGTTCATCTGCATGGTCATCAAGTTAAGTTCAACTTACTAATCACTGGCTTCATAGATGGTAAACAATACGAAATGACCACGGATTGCAAAGATCACACAGGATCTGTTAACTATGCAACAGTGTGGGAGGATTTCGAGATTGGCTTAGGTGTACTACAAATAATAGATAAAGCATGTGATATTCATTGGTACGAGGTAACCTTTCATCACGATGGGGAACCAGAGGACGATTTTTGGGGGTGGTCCTTGAAGCGATTAAATGCAACAGATAAAACAGTGTCGATGTTAATGAGTGTGAAACAATGAAAACTAACAGCAGACCCTCAAGCATAATGAAACCATGCGAAGATTCATTGCTCTCTATCACGAGTGGGAAGGCGATCACTCACCCACGCGGAGAGAGATCCCTATCTATGCGAAAGACCTTAAGCAAGCTACTGATAAGTGGGTAGCGATGCATCGATTTAATGAAGATCTGGTGAGTATTATGCTCACACCATCAAAATCAGACTACTGGAATTCAATCAGATCACGCCATGACTAAAATCAAACGAATTGTCATCACTCGTACCGTTATTTATGACGAAGAAAACTTCAAGACCTTTGCTAAAGGTAACGGTTTAGAAACAAGCGACGATAACTACATCGCCTGGGTGGCATCCTGTCACGGGGACTTCGATGATCCCAGAACTTTCACATCAGAAAACCAGCTTATTTTCAAAGATGCTTGACAACAAACCACTTACATCAGAAGAGATGAGGGAAGCCTCCAAATTCTTCTTCGAATCATTTGAGATTATTCAGAGCAAAATGCCTGAAAACTCCACCACGGAGGATACTCTTAAAGTCATGGAGTACGTTGCGAAACTAGCAACTAAGCAGCGCTCCGATAGAGAACGTGAGAAACTAAAAGTATCGTTTGGATTCTCAAAGAAAAGTGACAGCGAATGATCGGAGCTTGATGGTACTTCTTCTTATTCCTGCTTTTTTAATGAGCTTTATCTTCTTGTGGTCAGTGACGACAGGTAGCTAAAATTAACGGCTTCAGATATCTATCGATGCCGTTAAAGAAAGTTAGTAAGAAGTACCAGAGGAGACCAGGTGCTTTTGATCGCTTTACTTGCGCTCAAACAAATGAGCAAGGGAACAGAATAAACAAACAGGATCCCATTAATCCAGCTAAAACAAGTGTCACTAAATTTGATTACTTCAAAGCTGAAAGAGACTTAGTCGCTGAGGGTATCCTTGTTTACACAGACACTCTCCACGAGAGTATTAACTCAAATTCAATCTCACTCGAGGATTTAAAGGAATTCAAATGATTAGCCAACAAATTCGTTTCACAAGACCAGCTAACACCACGGATAAACTACTTCAAGCAGTAATTCCCTTTACCTTAGGTTGTTTATTTACAGGGTTTTCACTGATTTCAATGCAAAGAGCAGACAATTACTGGAAGGTCAAAGAGTGTGATGCAATCAAAACGAGCAAAATTATTACGCAGCGTTCAGTTGTGGGCACACTCAAAAGCTGTGTACCTATTAGTCAGCTTTATTCTCAATGAAACTATCGAACGTATTAAAGGGTTTCGCTCAATTAAACAACCATCACATAACAGGCACAACCTTAGCGGTCTTCCTGCACATCGGGGAGACTGATGCTGAGATTTGCCAGAGCGATATCGTAAATCACTTTGGGATCCAGAAATCAACAGTTTCAAGAATAATCAATGTACTTAGTTCTGTGGAAACCAAGGAGGGTGAGAAAATTCAATTGGTAGAACGAAAGCTGCCACGCAGCGGTCCTTCAAGAAACGTTTTGGTCCTTACTTGTAAAGGTCAAGAATTGTTTGACCAAATGTACTCAGATTTCAACTAATATTCGGGGAGCTTTATTAAACCTGTGAGTGTTCTCCCAGACTGGCGCATCCATATCTTGTGTCAAGGTGGTGCAATCACTCCGTTCGACGCCAAATTTGTTAACCCTGCAAGTCTTGATATACGACTGGGTGAGAACATATTTGAAGAGCACGAGGAGGTGGGTCTGGTGGCTAACAACATCAGCAAGCATACCAAGGAAGATCCTTACAAGCTTTACCCAAATGAGTTTATCCTCGCTGAAAGCATGGAACTATTTAATATACCAAACAACATCTCATGTCAGTTTGCGTTGAAAAGCTCTATGGCACGGCAAGGTCTTGAGCATAGTATGGCTGGGTGGATTGACCCAGGGTTTAATGATTCGGTACTTACACTTGAATTAAAGAACGCTTTGCGTCTGGGGTGCATTAGTATCTGGCCCGGAATGCGTATCGGACAACTTATCTTTTTTAGTATGCAGGGGAGTCCAGTACATAACTATCGAGAAACGGGTAGATATAACGGCGATAAACGGGTAACTAAAAGTAAAGGAACTCTATAGCAGAGGCAAGGGATTAATAGTTAATCTCTTATGTGTGTAAGTTAAAACAATTTACACGAATTTACATAAGTCCAGATTAGTTGTTTAATCTCCCTTATAAAAAGAAATTAAATATAGAAATGTTAAACCTTATGTAGCTCAGTACAGCTAAGTACAACTTCAGGAGCAGCAGTTGACACGGTGCTCAAACCCGTGTATCTTTCTCACAGGTGGCACCGACCTAAACGTGGCGCACTAAATTACATATCAATCACATGCCAAAACCTAGCACCAGAGCATTGGTCGACCAAGCAGAAGTTGCAGCAGAGCGTTACGACGCTTGCGACACAGCATTGAAAGAACTAAACGAGGGCTTCGGTCTTGAATACGAATGCGCTCGTAAAAACTTAACTGACATGCTGGTTAAAGCTGACGCATCTGACTTTGATCTAACTGTCTTCCAAGGTGATCAATCACTTTTTAAATTTCCCGACTTCTCCACAAACATCGTGGTCAGGATCGATCGAGTTCCCACACCTCATAACAAGATCGATAAATTAGATGGCCAGATAGTTGAACTTGAGAAGAAACTGAAACTGAAGAAAGCAGAGCGTAAAGCTTTGATCGAACAGTTAATGATCAAAGGCCAGATCGATATGCTGACCGACAAAGTTTCTGCAATCTTTCGACGTCTGAAGTGACGGACAGTAACCCAAACAGTATTTTAGTTATGGACCGTATCTTTCTTCTCCACTGCACTGTGGCTGCTTCTGTGCGTCAGACTACCAAGATTGAATTTAATGATCTTGGTTTACCTGAGCAAGTTATTGAAGCCTTAGCTAACCAACAATCAATTCCTGTTAGATCTAATCTTTCAGGGAAACTTAAAGAACATTTAAGCAGGATTAGGACTGAACAAAGAAAGTTGTATGACGAATGTACTATCAGCAATGGAGACATTCACTTCTTACACGAATCTTGCTTTGATAGAGCCAATGATCAAATAATGAAGATCCGTGTGATGGCCGAACAATCAAACGCTGAGCTTGCGGATTTGTGGTTTGAGGAGTACCAAAGTTGGATGACAATGGTTAGAAACTTTGTTGAACCAATCTTTGTAAACGATCCCGAAGGTAAGCAGATCGCCACGGATGCTTATTTGAGCATGTTCCCTACTAAGGATGAGTTCTCCAACCCAATTGAGGTGTTTGTGGTGGGGCCTAACCCAATCCGTATGGAAGTGTCTAGCTCAAAAGAGGAGCACGGATTCTTAGAAATAGATCATGTGGGCATTGCCAACACTTCTGAAGTACTTGAAGCAGCTCAACATTCAGCTGCAGATCGAGCACTTGAAAAAGCTGCTGAACTTCTCGATGATCTAGACACCAGAGCATCAAACCGTGTGAAAGAAAGGCAAACAGGAACTTCTAAACGAAGGGGGTCTTGGGAACTTATTGCCGAGAAACTGGAGCTTATCACCAAACACTGTCCTGGTTTTGACGAACTGTCACTCCTATGTCGAAAACTCATCGAACAAGGAGTTGAGTTACAAATCACTCAAGGTCTGGCTCAAGTAGAAGCAATGAAATGTTTCTCTACAACAAAGGTCGAGATCAGAGAGGAACTCAAACAAATTATCTCAAGACGAGACTCAACTGATGGTCTTGAAGCAGTCAAAAAATCTTTAAGCCTCTCGGGTACTTACAGGGATTTGGTTAGTCGGATCTCTGTGGCAGAGAGTGAAGAAGAACTTTTCTCTATTGAGGAAGAGCTTAGGATTGAAACCTCGGTTTACCATCAACGGGCGAAGCACCTTCAAAAGCTATTTGATCAAAGAACTGAATTAATCTCTATCCAAAGTGGATCTATTGCCAAAGCTTTGGATGAAATCAAAAACATTGACAACCCCGATTTCTAATGAACGACACTCTTTTTACAAACCTACAAAACTTTCGAGCTTCACTTAACGCAAGGTTTCTTGAACGTGAAGATGTAATTGACGGAGTGCTTGCTTCTCTTATTACACAACAAAATACATTCTTGTTTGGGGTACCGGGTACAGGTAAAAGCGAACTTGTAAAAGAAATTTCTAAAGGATTTAAAGGCAGTACTTATTTCGGTTATCTTCTTTCCCCGACTGCAGATCCATCAGAGCTGTTTGGTCCTGTTGCAGTAAGCAAATTGCTTAAAGATGAGTACACCAGAGATACCGAAGGCTATCTTCCGTCGAGTAATATTGCATTCCTCGATGAGCTGTTTAGAGGGAGCAGTGCTGTGCTTAACAGTTTGTTAACAATCCTAAACGAGAGGACATTTAATAACGGTAGAGAGGTTATAACAACACCAATTCAATCTGTTGTAGCCGCGACTAACTCTTTTCCTACTGAAGAGTCTTTAGCCGCATTTTGCGACAGGTTTCTCTTTCGGCCCACGGTTGAGCTTCTTAAGAAACCTACCTCTAAGCGCCGATTAGACACATGGGCAGTTAATGCTCAAGAGCGACCAACAGTTGCATCAAATTTAGTATTTAAAGATCTCTTAGCGCTTCAAAAAGACCTTGAAAATATAACTGTGAGTGAAGAGTTTTTAGATAAATTTGGGCAAATTATGGACATGCTTAATAATCGAGGAATCTCTGTTTCTGATCGACGTCGGGTTCAGATTCTTAAATTTATGAAAGGATGGGCAGTTGTTCAAGGTGAGGATCAGGTATATCCAGAACATCTTCATCGTTCACTCAAACATATTGTTTATAAAAATACAGACGACATAAACGTAGTTAAAGAAGTTCTAGAACAAGTCGTTCCTACAAACAGCAAACTTATTACAGATCTAAAACGTATTCACAGCGGAGTGCTTGCAGAGTTCCACTCTTTTCATAAAGGGGAAGCAAAGACTGTTACTGAGTTAAATAAATTTGTTATACAACTTAGAAAAATGCACAAAGACTTAGCCATATGCGAAGAGAGGTTAGACAAGATTCTTTCAGATCGACTGACTATGGAAGACCGTAAGTCAGCAATGAGACTAGGTAGAGAGGTAAACACATCTATGACAGCAGTTATAAAATCAATCTCTGAGGTTGAATCATGAATACAAAAAACGATTTTCTTAGGCTTGCAGATGCAGATCCACTCGTTATAAATGTTTCTGCACTTGGCAGTTTTCTCTGGGATGACTTTGTAAGAGACTCCATGCCTCAAATTAAATACATCGAAGAACTTTATGATTTAAAACAACTATCTCGTTTTGGAAAAGAACTTTTTGATTACATCTATAACGGAGGAGAGGTAACTACGTTGGTCAGTCTTGACGACGCTGAACAATATTTTCAAGCTAAGCAGGACGAAGAGGAGCCAGATTATCCCGAAGGGTACAAACCAGAAAACGCATTTTGGCTGAACCTTTTTTCGGAGATCTGCAACAGTGCTGCGTGGAATGAGCTTATTAAATACTCAATAGGTGATCAGTTTCTTTCTGGTAATAACGCAATGAATATTCTCAACGATTTAAGCGAGCTTATACATAAACAAATTACAGACGGTGAGCTGCCTAATGATTTAGGTAAAGTTCAAGAGGAACTTGAAATAATTAGAAACGAATTTACTGAAGCAAAGAAGAGAGGAGATTTAAAACTTGCCGCTGAAAAAAGAATTAAAGGTAAGGATCTTGTAAAACAAACCGAATCACTGTCTAAAAAAGCTGTCGAACAGTTAAAACCTGAAATTCAACGCAGCGTGGACAAAGCCAAAGAAGAAAGCAAGGATTTAAAGGAAGCTTTTAAACAACTTGCAGGCTGCCACGCGGGAGTAGGTACCCGTCTAAATGACATAAACGAAAAGAAAAAACTTTCAAAAAAACTTAAACAAAACAAAAATCTGAAACAACTCATTAAAAAACTTGGAGCACTTAGGACAGCTTGGAGAGAAAGAAAGAAGGCTGTTGCAGCGAGAAGTAATTACTCCGATATTGTCGGTGCGAAATTCTCTAATGAGGTAGTCAAAGCATTCCCCACGGAGCTCGCTCTCGCTGGCACAGAAGCAGGTAGAGCGTTATTTGCTCTCAAGTATGCTCAAAAAACAATTCTTACTAAAGACTACGAGGCTAAAACCAAAAACTTATGCAAAGGTCCTGTAGTTCTATACGTAGATATAAGCGGATCAATGATGGGACTAGCAGAGACATGGTCAAAAGCTATTTCTATGGTTGTCGCAGAAGATTGCTTACAGCAAAAGAGAGAAGTACAAATTCATCTTTTTGATACTTGTATCCAGAAAAGCATCACTCTCCAACCAGGTGGGAAAGATAATAATGAATTACTGGATTTCATTATGTCCTGGGTTACCCAAGGTGGAACGAGTTTTGGAGCTGTGATCGACCACGCGATGAATAAAGCGGTTATTAGGGAAAAGGCGGATGTGTTGATGATTACAGACGGCCAATCTCAAGTCTCCGAAGCATATTTAAAACGGATTAAAGAGTTCAAAGCTACTAAAGGGATTCAATGGACAGCTTTTGTAATAGGTGTGGAAGATCACTGGTGTCACAGGTTTTGTGACTATGTACGCGATGTTGACGTCAACTGCGAAGCCTCAAACGCAAAATTGTTTCAAGAGTCTTTACGTTGAGAAAAAATAGAGTTAGCGTCTCTCTGTTGAGACTAAAGACATGATTAGCCAAGAAGACATCCAAATTATCAAAAAATTGCTAGAGGAGTATGCACCGCAAACAATGCGTTATGAATTGGAAGACTGGGTATCTACGTGTTTATACGACACGTACACAGATCAAGACGATCCAAAATGCACCTTGTTTAAGTTCAATGAATCAGTAATCAAGTACCTACCTTCAAAAGGAATTTTTAATATTGTCAGACCTTTAGGCGACTCTATCACTGAGTTTACGCTATCTGTGAACATGTTACTAAACACTATGTATGGCACTACATCACTTCAGTGCGCTAGGGGAGTACTAGACCTTCAAGAAGCAGACTTTGAACTAATGTCGATGCAGATAACTGAAGAGTTTTACAACTTTGATTCAAACATCGGCCTTGTGACAGGTGCCTTGTTGAAAGACATGCTTTAAAAGACACCTTAAAAGTGATTGAAATGCATTGACGCCAGCAAATAACTGGCTAGTATTTGCCAGAACCAACCAATTCAAATGGATTTTACATTCAAAATCGGCGACGCTGAACTGACTACCGGGGAAGCTAAAGCGCTATTTCAAGCATGTGGCGACCTTCCTTCTATCTGTATTGACGTCGCTAACCACATCGATCCATCGTTGATGGACGCTACAAAGTTATTTTCAATAAGCGTCAAGACTAAGAACCCTCAGTTAGCAAACCTAGCCGCTAAGTTCGCCATTGAAGGAGTTAGAGCTCCCAAGCAGCGTAAGGCCAGAGCACAGATGGTCCGTATCTCTGCGACCAAACCAACTCACCCGATCCGTAACGCTGAGGAAGCCATTGAAAAACTGTGTGCATCAGAAAATCTCAAGTCTTTAGGAGCTGGCATGATCTTGCTGATGCTTAAAGGCAAGAAAAAGAAGACTCTCCGTCAGATTGCGACACAGCTTGTAAACCAATTAGCTTACAAAGGAGAAGTTTCTGCAGATTCAGATATCTTTAGAGGCTTTGCTCAAGATTCTGAAGGTCACTACCGCCCTATTGTGAAGGAGCCCGGTAATGATCGGACAGTCTGTTACCACGCTTCTCCTATCTACACATCACTTCGTGACGGTTGTGCGCTTCTTCGTGATTGGGACCTGCTTGAGCTCCATCACACCGAGGAGATTGGCAGTGTTGACAAGAACCTACGAGGTGCTTCTAGCCAACTTCGACGTTTTGTTTACCAGATCGAACTCCGCTCCAAAGGAGAAGAGGTTGCAGAGATCTGGAATGACCTTGACACATATATCAGTCACAAGTGGTCTCAGCGAGTTCGCAAAAGTATGAAGCGGACTATGTCAACTGTCGCCTGATCTCACACAACGCAGTTATTCTTGAGGCGTCTTAGGACGCCTTATTTTTTTATGCACATCAAATACGTAACCACGGAATCAGAATTTAAACAGGGGCTCACAGACCTCGAGAAGCTTCCGAAACTTTGCTTGGACTTTGAAACCACAGGGTTGGACCCTCACATCGCTAAGCCGAGGCTTTTACAGCTTTGTACAACAGATGAAAAGGTCGAGGACCGCTGCGTATACGTCCTGGATTTATTTAAAATTCAAGATATTACAGGTTTAAAAGAGCTGATCGAAAGCAGAACACTCTTGGTTGGTCACAACTTAAACTTCGATCTCAGGTTTCTTTACGCTTTAGGCATTGATTTTAAAAATAAAATCTTTGATACCTATGTCGCCGAACGGTGTCTACGAGCAGGTTTTAAAGATAAAAAAACCTCTCCAAAGACTCACGAGACTTACTTCGACGATGTGTCGTGCGCTCTTAAAGCGGTTGTTAGCCGAAGATTAGGTGTTGAGATTTCTAAAGACCAACAGGTTAGTGACTGGAGTCAGCCTGAGCTTGATATCGAGCAGGTTGAGTACGCAGCAAAAGACGTTGACATCCTTCCGTCAATTGCATCAGATCAGTTGCGAGAACTGGCAGAAGAAGCACTACTAGAGGTATATTCTTTGGAGTCGAAGTGTGTCAGACCAGTAGCACTCATGTGTTATAGGGGTTTCAATGTAGATATTAGTAAGCTGCTAGCACTACGCGAATCTATCCGGTGTGAGTTAGAAGAAATAACTCTAGAATTTTGCGTGGAGCTAGACAAAGCTCTACCATCCGATTCGAAACTACCCAGGAACCCAGATGGATCATTATCGATTGGGAAGAAACCTAAACAGTTCAACCCAAGCTCAGGCATACAATGCATCAAAAGCTTCAGCAGCCTGGGAGTGGAATTACCATCTTCTCCAACAACAGGAAAGCCGACTCTTAATCAGATCCAGTTATCCGAGTTTGACTCGGAGGACGCGCACCTTAACTTATACAGGCGTCGCACCAAAGTTGAGACACGTCTTCAACACGCTGAAAAACTTTTGGCAAACGTTAACCCGATAACTAATCGCATTCACTCGGGTTATAACCAATACGGCGCAAACTCTGGACGGTTTACATCGTCTGGCGCAAAGAAAGTAAGTGCCAAAAAAATTAAGGACACATTTGCTGTTAACGCTCAGCAAATACCAAGGAATTCTCAATTTAGAGAGTGTTTTATAGCCACAGAAGGATATGAGTTAATTATCTGTGACTTTAGTCAGATTGAACTTCGCCTTGGAGCTGAGCTGATCAATATTCCTCAAATGATTCAGGCTTTTAAAGACGGGTACGATCTTCATACGGTTACAGCAAGTTTGATTTATAAAGTGCCTTTGGACGAAGTAAAAAAGTCTCAACGGCAAGAGGGCAAGACATTAAACTTTGCCCTTCTGTATGGCATGGGTTACAGAAAATACAAAACTTACGCAGCTCAGTCAGGAAAACTTATTTCTCTTTCAGAAGCGAAAGTCTCACATCAAGCATTCCACAATGCGTACCCACGTCTTAGGCAATGGCATCGGGAAAGATCAGCAATGGTCGAGGATGGTTGGACATATGTAAGGACTCCTACTGGACGCCGTCGACTTCTGTCGTATAACGACGCGACAATGACAGCATGCGCCAATACTCTTATCCAAGGCGCAGGAGCTGACGTCTTGAAACTTTCTCTTGCAAAACTTAATCCCTTTATTAAAGGTGACATCCACTTAGTTGCTTGCGTTCATGACGAAATTGTGATTGAAGTCCCTAAATCAAAAGTAAATGAATACATAAACATCCTAGAAACCTGTATGCAAGAAGCAGCAGAGACAATATTAAAGGTTGTGCCCTCCAAGGCTGACGCTTCCCACGGTGGGGATTGGTCTGATAAATGAAAAATAGAAGGCCGAAGAGTCAGTGCAGATTCAGTAAAGGTGACAGAGTAAAGGTTAAAGAAAGTGGGCGACTCGTATTTGTAAGAGACTTTCCAGATCAGGAACTTTTAGACAGAGTCTCTGCTGTTCACAACACCACGAGAATCGGAACAGTGGTTGACACAAGTGTCAAACTGTCGAAGGTAGGTGCTAGACAGCACTATGTAACTGTCTTATGGGATTTGTGCGGTGTCACTAGCGAGCACCACCAGATGCGTTTAATGCTCTACCCTTCTTTAGAATCTCACGACTAATGGTTACTAAAAACGATCGATTCTCTAGCCCTAAGTTTAAAAAGGGCGACACTGTTCAGCTTTTCGTACCTAAAGGACTTGTTAACTCTGCTAAGCACGACACTCTATCTGAAGGAACTGTGGTCCGTACTTACGTTCGTAAGAACGCTGCTGGACGTAGAAGACATTGTGTAACCGTAGAGTGGCATAGCACTGATAAAACTCAGGAATTAGATCAAAACAGATTAAAATTTACTGAGCTAAGTAATAAAAAATTTATTACAAGCGAAAGTAAGTCAAAACTTAAAGAGTCCTTCATCTTTGAGATTCTGAATATAGACAAAGTTCCTGAAAAAGAAGTTTTTACGGTAAAGACAAACGGTAGTTACTTTGGCTGCGTAAACTTCATGCAAGGTTTTTACGTGGGCAGAGAGGAATTTCCCACACCTTTAGCTGCTGCTAATGGAGCCCGTAAGCTTCGTGCGACGCTATCGATTGCTAGAACCGAAAAGTTAAATAGTAAACTTTTTAATACCGAAACAAAAAAAACAAATAAAAGTGTAGTCACTAGAAGCAAATCACGACTAGTGTACAAATCAAAGCTGTGTACATTCGAAGAAACTCTCACCATGCCTCTTTTATCATTCCAGGAGGTGTGGGTAATTACCAAGAAGGATGAGTACGTAAAGGACTCCTTAAATAAAGAAACTAAGAAGTTAGTGACATTTACTAACGAACGAGACAAGGCACAGTTTTTCTATGACCACGAAGAAGCAAAAAGGAGAATGAGAGTTCTCAAAGGGACTGTAGGTCCAGGTTTTGGCTTAGCAAGATTTTGGGTTGAAAACTAGTAAACTAAAAAAAAACGATCTATAAGATGGCCACTCGTTTCGCTGGTGACTTCTTCGGGGCTGCACTAACCGGCCCCGAGACAGATCAAGGGTCTCTCTTACTTGATTACTTCCCTGAACTACGTACAGCAAAGAAAAAGAGCAATAAGGAAGGAGAGGTAGTAGAAGATACTGGAGGAGCTCGTTCCTTTAGAGGACGTCAAGCAGTGACACCTTTTACTGGGTATAAGACATTCGAAACTAGGTCAAAAACTCAAGAAGCAGCACCCTTGTTCTCAGGTTTTAAAACTTTCGAATAAAGTAAGATAGAAAAAATCAATTAAACTCAGAGTACGAGATTACTCAACAGAGTTAGCCGTTATGACTTCTTCGACAATTACTACGAGCAACGAGGAAAAAGGAATACCAGAAAAATTTGGCCGCACTATGAGAAAAGCGGGCAACATTTTCGGACTAGATTTGGCTGCTCTTTTCGATGAAGAAGGAGAAACTACTGAAGGCTTTGAAGGCTTTGCTCCTACGTTTAAAATGACTGCGAACCTTAAAGGTCGTAGTCCGACTACTGCTACTTACAAAGCACCTTATCAGCCATCGCGTACTGCTGAATTCAGCCTTGGTCCACGGTCTTCTTCTTCTTCTTCTTCTGTGGGTGATATAAATATCAACCTAGCTGATGCAGTAAGAGGAACTGGTGGTGGTGTTCCTACAGCACCTCGACCTCCGATGATGTTGCCGGAGAAAAAACTTGATCGTACCTTACGTTCCTTTATGGGATCAGATGCTGGCGGTGGCATAGGAGCAGCGGGGATTGGCAGAGCTCAGGAATATGGATATTCCGATGAAAAAATTCGTGCATTAGGACAAAAAGAAGGTGTCAGGTTTGGCGAGCAAGCTGCACGTACGCTTGGTATTAATACTGAAACTACAAGCGCCAGTGGAGGCGCGTCAACTGCAGGAGCACTAGGTGCGGCTGCGGTTCAAAGACTTCGCGATCGTGGTTTAGCTGACGAAGCAATTAGATCTCTCGCCAAGCAACAGGGTATGAAGTTTGGTGCGGCAGCAGCCGCAGATTTAGGAGTAGGTCAAGGGATGACTTACCAAGGACAAGCCGCAGCTGCTCCAACTCCTGCAGCTCCAGCTCCTGCAGCTCCAAGTTATACTCCAGCCGCTCAGGCTATCTCTCAGGTTTACCAGAAGCCTAGTTACAACAGTGGTGGCGCAGCTATTGGTGCAGCAGGACTTGAGCGAATGGCTGCCGCTAGAGGAATTAGCTTTGCTCAGGCACGTTCACAAGCACAATCAGCTGGTATGCGAATTGGTGCAGCTGCTCAAGGTCGTTAGTAAAATATAAATATATTGACAGTTACAAAGTCATCGTTAGATTTAAATTAACTTACTTTTTTACGATGACTGTTACTCTTGCTTCTTTTATAGGTCCTGAAGGCACAGAAGGCTTTTTAGGACTTGCTGCACTCAAACGTGCTCAGGAATCAGGTATGTCCAACTCTGAAATACTTAAAAAAATAGAAACTGAAGAACTTAAGCTTGGCGATAAAGCTAAAGCAGCACTGAGTGAAGACTAATTACTGCCTTTCACTAACGAAGAAGCAAAAGACTCTTTCTCTTGCTTTGTTGGCTAATGACGTTAGCCACGCTCAGGCTCAGGCTTCGGACATCAGTAGAGCGTTCGGGGCTGAGACCTTAAAGCTTACTTACTCAGAGGTAAAAGAGAATAACCTAAGCTTGCTTTTTAAAAGACTTGCTTTAAACGACTTTACGCACAAAATGTGTGATTTTTGGGAACATTCTTACGTGAATGAACACCCGGTCATTTATGCCTTAGGACAACGTTATTACGTTCGGCCACTAATTTTAGATTACCTCGAGATCAACAGAGACGGTGCAGTCAAGCCCAGTTGTGGTAACAAGAAATGCATCAATCCATTACATAACTCATACAAAAACATGAATGCGTCAAAACTAGGTGGCGCGGACGTCACTTTGGCGTTAGCCTTTCATCGCGATGGCGTCCCCGTCAGGGAGATTGCCAAAGCACTCAAAGTAAACCGATCAACTATTTACCGAACTTTAAAACGTGAACATCTTCACCCTCGGTCTTCGTGTCACAGACACGGCTAGCACCGACGAAAACAAAGTCACACATGTCTTAGCTGAGTCTCTTCCTTCGACTGACAAGCGGATAGCAACAAAGGTGCAGCTTTCAATGGCTGCTGATCACTACGTAGGGAAGATTCTCTCCTCTCTTTCTGAAAATCAAACCATCCTTGCAATCGGTCCAACTAAGCCGACACCTGATGGCGTACTTCAGATGCAGCCAATGCTTGTAGTGACACAAGATAATTGGAGTGATCTTCTAGCTGTCAATCTTTATATTTCCACAGGTGGTCTTGGGCCTAAAGCCGAGGAAAATCAAGTGGGTGACAACACTGTTACGAATCGATCACTTGCATGGCAAGACGAAAAAGGAGAAACAAATTGGTTTAAGCTCACTGCTTGGGACAAGCTTTCCACTCAACTTTCCGAGTTGGCACCAGGTACTCCAACCATCGCTATCGGACGTGTCAACACGTCTGAGAAGGAGGGCAAGAAGTATCTTAATTACGGGATAGATAAAGTTCTTTATCTACCTCGTTCCAAGAAAGCGGCACCCAAACAAGCTGCCGACCCTGAAAAAGGCAAGGTAGCTACCGCCGCTCTTGGCTCTATTGACTTTTCTCTTTAATCTGAATCATGGTTTTTATTGCTGGCAAATTTTCTGCAGATGAAATCCTCTGTAACCTCCCGCCACACACACTTCGAATTGATCTTCAAAGTCGCGTTTGGAAGTCCGATACTGACTCTGAAGCTGCCATCACCGACAGTAACGAGAACGGCATACCGATTGAATTCATCCTTCTTGGTTTCACACCATATTTCGGTAACCTCGGGATGCGATCACATCAGGAGTTTATCCGGATTTCTTATATCGGTGTCAGTCCTTCTCATCGGTTACTCCCTCCTCGCTGTGTATGCACTAGCATTATCAGTGGTAAATCAAGTCAAAAAAACTTCATTACGTATTTTCAGACACTCTATAACAATAGAATCAATGTCGGTGAAGTCGTAACGTCCACGAAGTTTGTTCAAAAATCCTTTAACGAAAGGAATCCTGTAACAGGTGAGGACGGCGCAAAGATTAACTACAACGTCTTAGAGTTTAAGGATCGTCCGACTCAAGGTGATGAGGAGACAAAACTCATCCAAGATGTTTCTGAATGGCTCGAAATTTCAGGAGATTTGGTGGCATCTGCATTACGCAGTACTATCTCCGGTTCTAATCTGGTTGAGCTTCCTCTCGGCCAAGATCATGCTTCAATTAAAGAAGCATTTAAAGAACAGCACCCACTCTTAGAAAGCGGCTCTCCGCAGGGGCTCGCAGCTCTTCCAGCAGGTGCGGGTACCCCAGGTAAGTCTTCAGAAGCTCCTAAGCTTCCGGAGGCAAAAGCCGCTAAATCTAAAGAATTAACGGAAGAACAAAAAGCGGCTCTTAAGGCAGCTGGATTGGAAGTATAGTTCTTTTGAGGTGGGGATCCTCTAAGGGTAAATAGAGTGTGTTTGAGAGTACACACTCTTTTTTATTGTCCGTACCGAATTAAGTCACCAAACGATGGGAGCTCCACGTCGTTCTCAAGGCAGTACTTAATTACGTTCTCTAAGAGTTTGCCGCGTATCAAATAATTTGCATGTGTTAGCTTGATGCATATATCTCTTTCCTCATCGTCCATCTGACTAAGACTGGTTACGAACCGTCTATGTGCGAACTGTTCCTCTAAACTCATGTGGGAGCAAAGTTTATCTAGGAGAACATCTGATTTGTCCACGTTCTACCAAGTCCCAAAATACATTTTCAATCCTATTGCGGAATCTGGGATTGTTTCGGGATCAGTCTTACTTCCTTACGACGAAAGTTTTGAACTCACTACTCAAGTAAGGAACTCAGGCATAACTGATATTACTACAAACACTTCAGTAGACAATGTTACTGATCTGAACTGGTGGTCTGAGAAAAAAGATAAGTTTGACTGGATAATTGCTGTGACACAGGGGACAAAAGAAATAACTTCTTGGGTTACTGAGTGTGGGATTCAGACCGCTTCAAAGGGGATCTGTATCCTCGACAGACTGACTTTTTTAGAACCTACAAGGAGTCGCCAAGACTTTCTTAAAGAAGCAGCTCTCGAAAATATTAAAATTTTAAGCCCTCGCCCGTCATTCCGTGACGATAAAAAGTCTTTAAAAGACTCTGTGACTTCTGCGTGGTTTGTTTTTACAAGACAAGGATCAGCACTTATAAAGACAAATGTGGATTTCGAAGTAGGCTGGCACAGACCAAAAAATTTAAAATTGTGAGTAAGCCATTAACAGAGACTCTAAACCACATTGCAAAACTCTTGGAAGAGCAGAACTGCAAACTAGATAACATCATTGCACTACAAACAAGTAATCAATTGCTTACTGAGTGCATAGACCCTTTGGGGAATGCCAGAACTGCTGAGGAGTGTGCAGACATTACTCTGGAAGCATTTTCTTCAGCACTGTGTTTGATGCCTCAACTAGAGCAGCGAAACAAAGAGTATCAGTACCAAAAGCAAGAATTTTTTATAGATGATGACGCAGATGAAAGTAATGGTATCTCAAGTATGTTCTAGACTTTTAAAAGGAGAATAAACACAGTGTCAGATACTCGAGTAGTAATCAACGGAAAGAGACACTACATCTGTAACGGTGTAGCCAAACCTCTTCCTTCTGTTACGACGATACTAAGCTCTACTGCTTCAGAGGCTAATAGGAAAAAACTTGAGCACTGGAACAAGATGAACCCAGGTGTAGCGGACAAAGCTGCAGAGAGAGGCACTTGGATACATAACAGCGTCGAAGATTATTTAAGAGGTTTACGCGTAATTCCGCCCGATTACTACAGTTTATTTTGGGAAGGCGTTCCAGAGTTATTAGATAACCTTCTAGACGGTGGAAGAGTATTGTGGTCTGAGAAGCCTTTTAATCAACCTGCATGGTCTAAGTACGTAGGAGACGACGGAGTAGGCAGAATTCATTATTATGACGAAAATACTGGTCATGGGTACGCAGGCTGTTGTGACCTTATCTATATGAATCAAAATGCAGAAATTATTCTTGCAGATTTCAAAACTAGCAATGGACCTTACTCTTCCAGATTCCCAAATAAAAAATCTGGTGTAGATGAAAAAACTAAGAAAGCGCTTATATCTGGTGTCTTCAAAACTAAAAAAACGAGACTTCAGTTGGCCGCATATAAAGCAGCTGCAGAAGCTTGCTTAGGCATAAAAATAGATAAAACTCAGATAATCGTGACCACAGCAATAAAAGAATTTAACACTCAGATTTTTACCTTTGGCCCTGACGACGTTGAGAAAGACGAGATTTCATGGTTTGAGGTCGTGCGACAGTACTACGAAAACCAGAATTAAGGCCCAACTCGGCGTAGAATCAGTCAACAAGGCAGAGCGGAAGAGGCGTCTTAAGCTTCTCTTGAGCTTTTAACGTCTAAAATCAGGCATACTACATACGCGTCAAGGTACCTAATGAACTTCATCTGCTCTGTAAATACGAGTGTCATTCCTCATCTACACCCAGAGCAGGGCAAGATTGCCAAAGGAGGGAACTTTACAGCGTTTAACTCAGGCTGGGAATCCAAAGATGTCACAGCCCAAGAATTATCGACGATTCTTTCGACTCAGGCTGGGCTTTGCGCTTGGCATTTAATTAATGGACAACGAAAAGCTAGTGGTACTGGGGTACTTCAAGCTGGACTAATTATTGTCGACATTGACAATCAGGCAGAAGGTAAAGATGAGAACGGAAACAAGATTCAAAAACAAGAATTAACTCCTGAAGAAGCTCTTGAATTAGACATATGTAAAAAATATCTAACAATTGGATATCACTCACCTTCTGATTCTCCTGGGTGGCCAAGATTTAGGTTGGTATTTGGGCTTGGTAAAACAATTATCGATCCTCAGTTTTATCAATGGTTTAATAAACAAATTCTTAAACAAATACCTGGATCAGACATAAGAGCTACGACTGTACCCAATCTTTTCTACGGTCCTAAAAATAAAGAGTGCATATTCGCCACAACTGACAAGTTCATACCAGAAGAAGTTATAAACGAAGGTTTTAGGTCGTACAGTTCACTTCCTGTACAAAATTTAGGAGAGGCTGGTGACCCAGAGCAAGCTATTGACAATGTCGTAATCCGAGCAAACGGTATCGATATTGAAAAACTTGTATCTTCTTCTGTAAGGTCTGTTCTTGCTGGTGAGGAAGTCTCTGACCGCAGCTCGACGATGGCCACGGTATTTAAGGAATTGATCGGTTGGAGCAACTGGCTTAAAGAGCAACACATTGCATCATGCGTATCACCCTTGACAATAGCGCAGGATGCGTTCCATAATATATATGACTACCCTCACAGCTGCGATGGTAAATTCTCGCGGATTTTAAATTCAATCCGCAACCCCGAGGAGCTCCTACCTGCTGTCTCATTAGCTTCTGAGCATGGAGACCTCGGCATCTGGAAGAAGATCAGACGCGTCAAAAAGTCTGTATTTGACAGTCACGCGTCAGAAGAGGTGAAGGATCGTTTAGCAGCTCTTAAAAAAGAAGCAGCTGTCAATGCCGTTATGAATATGGCGGAGTTCAGTCTCAACAACCCTGAGTCTGACTATGACGAACCAGAACCAACATCAAAATCAACATCAACATCAACACTTAAGGAAAACCAAGTGAATACTCCCGCCACCCCAGCTCAATTGGTCTCACTTCAGGCTGGTTCAAGGAACCGAGAGTTCAGCGAGAATGACATCGCCACGCTCATTGTCAACAATCAAGGTGACAACTTCATTTATGACAGTAATTTAGATCAGTTCTATCACTACGACGACGATCTTGATATCTGGTATTTTCAGGATGAGCAGCATATAAAAAGAAGAATTGTGCTCGCCCTGGACGCTCTAATTGCAGGTGGGGCACTTCCTAAATACAACAGCGCAACTATCAGTAGCGTTTTCGGAATCCTTAAAGCAAAGCTTCTTAAATCTGCTGAAGGAGGTCGTCGCAGCATTTGGAGCAAATCGTTTGGTTTTATTCCATTCCGAAATGGAGTCTTGTGTACGAAAACTTTTAAGTTTTCGGAGGGTAAACAAAAAGATCTGTTTCTTAGGCACAAGCTTGCTTACGAGTACAACACGAGCGCAGAGTGCCCTGAGTTCATGAAATGGATCAAAGGTGCCCTTGATAAGGATCAAGAGAAACTAATCCAAGCTTTTGCTAGAGCAATCCTCACAGGCTATACAGCTGGCGAGAGATTCCTTCACCTTGTTGGCCCTGGTGGGACTGGTAAGTCAACCATGCAGCAGCTGATGGTTGCGCTTGCTGGTTTCCACGGAACTCACACTTCGAGCTTGGAGGTCATTGAGACCAACAAGTTTGAGTCCTACAACCTAATCGGGAAGCGGTTACTCCTCCTTACGGACGAAAGCAACTACAACAAGCGAATGGATGTACTCAAAAAACTTACATCTGCTTCTGACACCCTTCGCGCTGAACGAAAGTACGGAAAAGAAATTATCAGCTTTAAACCTGAATGTTTAGTTTGTATCGCCAGTAATGAGCACATCACATCAAATGATTCCAGCAGTGGACTGGAAAGAAGGCGACTTACAATCGTTATGGACAAAGTCGTTGACCCCAGTAAACGTACAGAACTTATAAGTGTTTTTGAGGATCGAATTGAAGGTTCCTTTGTTCCCGAGATGAGTGGGATTGTCAGTTGGGCTCTCTCAATGGACTACGCAATTATGAAAGATGTGCTTGCGAACCCGACTAAGCATGTCCCCTCGCTCAACAAAACCAACATCGAAGCACTGCTCTTTAACAATCAATTTGTAGCGTGGCTTAACGATTGTTGTTTATACGCTCCTAACACAATAACTCCTGTAGGTGCTGGTGCTCGTAAACCTAATACAGACGAGGGAGAAAAAGGTATGTACGTTTCCAACGCCTATGGTGCGTTGTACCCTTCTTATGCAAATTTCTGTAAATCATGCGGTTACAAACCTGCGGCTAAACATCGTTTTGTTGAGCGCACCAAAGAAGCTCTAACTAATATCCTGAAACTCCCTGGCACTAAGGTTGTGTTAAATGACGGTATTCCAGGGATAAAAGGGCTGCGACTTAAGGCATATGATCTAAACTCCGATCGTGCTTCAAAAGGTCCGGAGCGTCTACCCACACCTGTGGAATTTGCTCAGGACATGAGCACCAATCGCTGGGACACTTCTTTTCAAAAACATGACACGCCTAAATCCTAATTTTCTTTTGGCAACAGCAGTTGGCGCTGCAGCTAGTATCGCCACCGCAATTACTGCTCCTCAGTTTGTCGGGGGAGGTTTAGCTTTCACTGGTGGTCTTATCGGAGGAGCTGCTATTGCCAAGGAACGATCTCTTAAAGCATCCCTTGAACAAGAACAAACAGCACGTGTCACTCAGACATTTACGAGTCTTTACGAAATAAACAGAGGAATCATAGAGCCCGTACAGCTTGCTTTTCTTTCGAATATTCCCTTGAGTCGCGCTGATGCGTTCTTAACGACCTTGGCAGAAGCAAACAACGGTCAGAAAGTTACTGTTCAAGACGGCTTAACTGTCGTCTTTGCTTTTCCGCACAGCTCCGCTGCTTTAGACGAGCTTACTCAAAACGCTCAAAAATGGGCTGCAGCTCAGACTCAACAGTTAAACGATGAGTTACTACAGCATAAAAAACTAATCCAGGTTTATCAAATGCAAGCTCAACAGCAAGTTCAGGTTAAGGCTAGCCCCAGCCCTTGGGAGAATGTAAGCCCTACTTAAGAAAATCCCAGCCAGCTAAACCTTTATCCTCTTCCCGTGCTTTTTTAACTGCTTCTACGACCACGGGGAGTTTATCCTTCAAAGATCTGCCTATACAACGAACAATGGCACGGTGTTCGTGTTGCGTATCCTCCTTACCTCTTAAGCCTACGTAGTGTACAAAACTACGAATAGTTCCGGAAATATGAAGTTTGGTCGGTGTGTAAAGAGGCAAAATATTTCTTGCACACTCACGTGCAACACCTCTTTTAAGCATGTCGTTATAAAGATCTTGAACGTGGGTGTCAATAATTTCAAGCCTGTCCCAAAACTCCTGATGTAGATATAACGGAAGTTGGCTCTCTGAAACCTGCCTATTAGTCTTTCCTTGATACCTTAAATCAAATTGAAAAGGTTTCTCTTCGACGCTAAGTATCTCATTAGGGTTGCAGTATCTTTGACTCGTTTCTTGAAACGTGAAACTCCTATGACGCAAAATTTGAGGTGAGATCGCCCGAGTCGTAATAACTTCGAAACTAGCAGACGCTTGCTCAAGAATCGACCAATGTCCGTGCTTTATACAGAAGGAGACCAGACCGGCGTAGTCTTCTTTGTCCGGATCCTTTGAAGAGACACGAGCGTGACGCGCAATAACTTTTTCTGCGTCTGGTGTGATCCAGTCAAGCGAAGCCGTATGCAGAGTTTTATGCACTAACTACGTGGGAATGTCTGCTGGTATCGTAGCCTCGCAGTGATTTCCCGTGGGTTTGCAACCATTCGTTTCACACCTTCAGGACCTTGACCCAAACGCATACCAGCCATACGCGTCACATCTGCTTGAGAAGACATCATTTGCTTTTAGGTGAAATATTAGAGAAGGGAAGATTATCAGGCATGTTATAACTTTGACTTACCATATTCACCGTCGGATCTTGGCCGTTAATAAAGTTCTGACGAGGATTAGTTGTAAGAGTTTTCAGCTGTATACGAAGCTCAGGATCCAAGGTGTTTTGTTCTTTCAACATATAATCTGCTTGAGACATATCCATTGGACGCATCGGCATAACCACGTCGCGGTGGTTGTAACCGGCGGGTCCTGTCAACTGTTGACTTGGGACAATATTGCCCTTATTAAAATCCGTGGGGCCTATGGGTGCGCGAGCATACTCTCCGTGATCAACTTGATACTGAGAGTAAACTCTATTAACGTTGTCAATACCAGTAGCTCTATTTAACTCAATAGACTGAGCAGTGTTTTGATAAGCCGCAGGCGAAACCATTTGCGACGAGCCGATAGGTTTTACTCGCTCAGCCATAGGACCGAGTCCACCGGGGCGTTGTAAGAAATTAGGCTTTTCCATTTTTCTATCTTAACTCCGTTTTGGTTGCTTTTTGCGATTAGTTGTTTTACTAACCACTCTTAAATTAGACGGTGAATTATTTTCGGCATCATGATCTTTGTGATCTACTTCTTTGCCATCATTTTTCTTAACTCTTCCTTTTCGTTCCATAAAACGACGAGCCCGTTTTCGGGCTGCCGTGCGTTTCTTTTGCTTTTCAGACCTTTCGTCGTACTCTTTTCTATAGTCTCTTTGGTACGCCACGGTCGTAAAAATTTGTTATTTACATTTTACTAGGACCTGCAAAGAGTTCAGTAATTGAACAACTTCCAGTCCATACGAGCTTTCGACCTCGCTTGGCTAAATCTTCTTTAAACTGCGCCCAAAGACCAGTATAAGTACCGTCAGTCCGGCCATAGTATCGATAAAGCTCCTGCATAAAAAAAGCTTTACTGTTCTCGTCATCGCAGTCCCATTCAGCGACAATGCGATCTGTTGAAGATTCAGACACAATAATAATGTTTCAAAATAAACCCTCCTTTCTGGCGGGAAAGAAGGGAAACCAACTGTAGCACTCAGTCAGTAAGAACAGCCCAGCCTGACTTACTTCCTTCAACAAGCCAGCGAGGACCTAAATTCTTTTTGGAATAAATTTTATATTTGCCATCAGTATTAGCGTATGAGCCAGAAATTAAGTCAAGCTCTCCGAAGGGATCGTGAACCCAGTAACTTTTCCTGTCTTCTGTAACACCCACTACACAGATCCAGTGACCTCCTCCAGATGGCTGTGAAACGGACCCCTTGTGCAGAATTCCAATAGGTACTGGGATATCTTTTTTTAGTTTTTCTTCAATATCATCCCAACCTGCGTTTTGAACAAACTTAGCATTTACACCAAAGTGTTTAAGAGCATCTATCTGTACCCACGCCTCTGTGGTGTCCCCAATAGAAAAAACTTCCTCAATATATTCGTCGTCACCCTTAATCCTGTCTGGATAAAGCCCACTTACAAGCATCGCGCACGAACTTGAGAAACAAGTACGCATCGGGTCAACCGCATTGTCTCGTTGAGAGTAGTACGGTACATCTAATTTGATACCCTTAATGTCTTTTAAGGTAGGTTCTTCGACATCATTAATAATCTTCCAATGGTCGGGCCACATCCACCACTCTTGCTCAACACTGCCTTCTAGAAAAACTCGGTGGTGTTTTTCTCCTGTATACATACGTATCTCTGTCCACTGCCACGCAGATCCTTTTGGTACGAAAAGTTTTTGCTCAGGTTCAAGAGTGCCTGAATCAACTGGACGTGCCTTAAGGTACGTATCGTTTTTAGCGTAAATACTCCGTTTCAAAAGAGGGTGCTTAGCTTCTGATAAGAATAGTTCTTTTTCTTCTTTGCGTCTTCTTACTAGTCCGGGCACAGCTTCATCAGAACCAGCTTTGACCCAGCGATCAAATTGATCTGCAACTACTACACGTGGGGTGTTCTGATTTAATAATTTTAATAATGTAGAGTTTACGAAAGCAGTACAGCCAACATTAAAAACAAAACTTACTAAAGCATCATATTCATTCTGATTTACTTTTATAGAAACAAAAGAGCTTACACATTGTTGAGAGCTTTCAGTATCTACTAGCAGTAGTTTCTCAGCTTCTTCTTTGTTTATTTTTTGACCTGGGTATACGTCAGAGCCCGTATGTCCATAGCCGATTGTATCGACATCTGCCGCACACTTATAACTAGTAAGACGCAACCCTTCAAATTTTTTAATTAAGTCAAGACCTTTTCTACTCAATCTCATGTTTGTATCTCGAATTACGATTTAATTTGATTCTAATTTTTTCGACAGCAAAACACATTGCTGAAGCGCCGAGTCCGGTAACAAATGCTTCCAACCAAAAAGGACCAAAGTGCGTCGGGTGTGTCGCTAAGTCAGCAATAAATGTTAAAAATCCTGTAAGAACTATGCTCTGTGTAGGTTTAATAGTACCTAACAACAACACACAAAAACTATAAAATATAGCTGTACGTATACCAACAGTATATGCAACTGTTACGTGTTTCCAGGTGACAACAGATAAATCACCTTGCGTCATAGCAAGCATGCACGGTACCCAAGCCTCTCCAAATTTTTTAGGAAAGGCATTTATTGACCTGACTAATCTCTTAATCACGCTGCTGTATAAGTTACTCGATAAACGCAAGGAGATCGGTCAGTTTTTTCTACGTATAGGTAATTCTCGACACTTGCTCCCACAGAAAAGGTAAAGGAAACGTCCTGTCGGTTAGAAATCTTAGGAGAGTTTAACTCTCCCATAACAGTGCCGTCAGCACCGCTTCGAATGTAGACACGACTAACAGCTGAAGAGCCAGCTTGAAGAGTGACGGTACCGGTTCCAGTAGCTGAGGATGTGACTGCGTAAAGATCCGCACGACCTTCAGAACCTTCGGAAGTATCTTCCGTGGTGTAATTAATAGTAATATTTCCACCATCTGCAGATCTATTCTGCCTAAACCGAGTAATTCCCTCGGGATTAGCGCCAAGCTCACGATTAAAATTGAATTCGGCCACGATTAATTAACTCTGTTTAAATTAATAATAGCGCAGCCGTTTAAAATATAAAAACTAGTGACTTTACTAAAATGACAGGAAAAAGAGACTTGAGCACAGCTAGAGAATGGGGACGTGAAATCCTTAAAACTCATGAACTGCAGCAGTATGACTCAGCTAGCCAGGATGCCGTCCTCCCTGTCCTAGACACAACACAAATTCAAGCGGACGCACAACCGAGAAAAATGTCCATCTCGGGGATTATGAACACTGCGATTGCGGCAGGTATCGTATCTCCAGCTGGTTCAGGAGCAGCTCCTTTTAACGGTGAACTAAGCTTTGCAGGTGGTATCACATTAGATAATACAGTAAGTGGCGTGTACACCCTAAAAGGTGCAGGAAGTAACGACGCAGCACTTGTCCTTAACTGTCGGGCAAATAGCCACGGTGTGACTATTAAATCCCCTCCTCACGCAGCAAGCGCTACGTACATCATCGTGTTACCTGAAAATCAGGGCACAGCAGGTCAAGCTTTACGAAACGATGGTAGCGGAAATCTATATTGGGGCTAGATTTCTAGTGTGTTCAAGAACATAGAGAGGCACCAAGATGAGCTACAACCGTGTAAACGCTCTAATGTACGAGCTTATACTATTTATTTCTCGTTACTGGCCAGGTATTAAATCTAATCCTTGGGTTAAGAGAGCTGTTATTAATTGTGTGGACGATTGGGCAGAGTTCAGAACTCAAATAGTGATGACTGAGCTCGAAGAGGATATTGACGAAATACACCAGGCTTGGGACGAAGAAGAGAAAAAAAATTCTTTCACGTATATTGAAGAACCCTCAGACGGATCACCTGTACAAGAGATTCTGGGTGGTCCGATTAGAGTAAAAGCAACCTGGGCTAAAGAGCCACGTCCGTCAGATACAAATTTCTAGCGCTTATTGTTTTTGTACTTGCGTGATTTCTTCTTAGCGGATTTACGTACACAGTTGGGGACCATCCGATCCCCTTTCTTTTTCATTCCTTCTTGAACGTAACCGTCCCAGCAGGTTCCTTGCTTAGCCATTGTTTTTAGATGCTTTGTATGCACGAGCTTTTTTGCCTGCCCGCTTGGCTGTCTCAGTATTCGCTACATGAGTATTCACTGGTTTACCTCGTGTGGCCGCTTTCTTTTTTTCATCGGTAGCTTTTCTTTCCTCAGCAGACATTGAAGCCCACGCTGATTTAGGGAGGTAACGCTCAGTGCGTCCTTTTTCTCTCGCTTTATCGGCCATATCCTCCCAAAGAATTTTTAAGCATCTCAAGTCTATTAGCTTGGCCTCTATGTGTCTGAGATGCTTTGTCTAATTGACTGACAATTTCTGTCAGCTCGTTTTCAGTCTCGGTTTCAGGCATCGTTTGTCTCACCTGATCACGAATAGGTCCACCAAAAAGCCAAGCATCACAAGTTCTACTTCCTGCACACTTGAATTTAAACAACTGACAATATCCAAGATCAGCTAACTCCATAACTTCTCTAGGATCAGCCGCTTTTGTTTCGTTAATACCTTTCTCAATGCAACCAAGAACTAGATCTGACTGATCAAATGCAGCGCAGTTACCGCACCTAGCGGTCTTAACAGTATCTAGATCAGTCTTCCATAGCTGCGCTTTTTCTTCCCAAAAACCGGGGTCAGGAACGGCAGGGTTAAGTGGACCGTACCCATAATTTTCAATAGTCCAATCTCTGTTTTTTATATTGTCCTCAATGTCCACGGTGGCAAGAGGGCAAGCACCGTTTACTTCTGTGATTCTTTTATCGAGAAATAGTTCGCTTTGAAGGTTACTCATGGGATTACTTATTCTTCTCGTGCTCTTCACGAGTCTGCCAGTCTTCCTTACCCCATTTTGAAAGTTTGTTTTTACTTGACTTTTTACCTTGGTATTTTCCGCCCATATCTTTATAGTATTTTGTCGCTAATTGCATAGCACGTGCAGAGTGACCGCCCATTTTTTTACGTGCTTTAGCTTTCGCACGAGCCCATTTCTCAGGGTGTTTTTTCTTCGCAGTCTCAGCCATTGCGAAAAGTACTTTTTACTATCTTATCTACTTTTAAACATTAATCCCTGCTACTGGTGTTTCGCTTGTCTGTTTTTCCGCGTTCACGCTCGTTTTTATACTTTTTAGCACGAGTTTTGGCTCTAGTGGCCTTACTCATTTCGCCGCGGCGATCACCTTTTTTAGTAGCTTGGACTGTTCCGTCTTTAAGGTCTCCAGACTTTTGAAGACTTTTTGTAGCAATCGCATAGGCAGAAGATTTCTCCATGCCCGGATTTTTTTTCATAATGCTTTTTACAGCATCTTCAAGAATTTGTGGCATTCGACTAACGGTCTATAGTTACATTGTAGCTGTTCAAAACTCATGGATTTTCTGATTTCAAATTGGGGTGAGATTGTTGGTCTCGCTGGTGCTATTCACTTTCTTGCTCTTGCGGTTGTTAACATCACTCCCACGCCTAAAGACAACGAGGCTTATGCTCGTTTCTACAAAGTTATTGAAAAGTTTGCCGGTATCATTACCAAGGTGGCTAAAAAGTGATTATGCGGTCTTCGGAAGAAGAAGCGTTTCATACTCCATCCAATCGGTAAGCATCGGAGGGGAAGATTCTATTTCTTGCTGATTAACCCAGTCAAGGATTTTTTCTTCCCTTTCAACCGTCCAAAAGTCTTGGCTTCTAAACCACATGAACCACGGTGTGTCGCTTTTTAATAAGTTACACTCACCGCAGCAGCCGACAAGGTTGTGGCGCTCGTTTTTACCACCTTTTGACTGAGCTAAAACGTGATCTAACGTACTGGGTTTTGGGCGTCCGCAGTACGCGCAACCAGGCCACTTATCGAGAATACTTTTTCTAAACCTCTTACGAGCAGACCGTTTCTGTAAACAACAAAGGTTGAATACAAGATCATTCTCGCTCACAGGCACGTGCGCGTTTAGATGTACATATTATAACTAAATATTATCAATATTTACAATGTTTAAATTGTCTCAAGAATAAGGAGACCAGAAGAGGAAACTGCTTTAGCAATAGGACGCCAAGGAAAAGAAGGGTCTGCATTCCAAGTTGAAGGTTCACCTGAAGCAGTCGTATACCCACTTGTAGTTGGGTCTACATAATAGAAATACCCTGTAGATAACCCAGTATTATTGTAACCAATAGAACGAGGAACATTAATAGTGATTGGCTCTCCGCTCGCCACGGTTGTTTGAGCGCTGCCTATAAAGTTGTTTTGAGAAGAAATTGTGGGGGAGGCTGAGGAACCAGGAGCACCTACGATTGCAGTACCATATTGTGAGTTTCCGTCGTCTCTATAGGATATAACGACTCGATCATCTGTAGAGTCGTAGGTGGCGGAGGTATAGTAAGCACTACCTGCATTAAAAACAACTGCAGTACCAAACGAAATAGATGTACCAGAAACAGTACCTACGATTGCAGTAGTGTAACCTGAGTTTCCGTCGTCTCTGTAAGCTATAACGACTCGATCATTTGTAGAGTCGTAGGTGGCGGACATGTAATCAGTAGAAGCATTATTGTAAACAACTTCAGTACCGAATGAAATTGATGTACCGGAAACAGTACCGACAATGGCAGTACCGTAGTTTGAGTTACCTTGGTCTTGATAAACTATGACGACTCGATCGTTTGTGGAGTCATAAGTAGAAACTATTCTAAGACTACTAGCAGTATTAAAAACAACTGCAGTACCAAACGAAATAGATGTACCAGAAACAGTACCGACGATAGCAGTACCGTAACTTGAGTTTCAGTAGTCTCTGTAAGATATAACGACTCGATCATTTGTAGAGTCGTAGCTGACGGAGAAGTAAAAA